ATTAAAGACACTATTGGTCTTCACTTCGACGGCAGTGAGCTCTGCAAATTTTGGAGAGAACTCATCTACCCAGCAATGATTATAGAAGCATTGCAAGAGGATCCAAAAACTGTAGTCATTGGATTACCTGAGCCTTTGAAGGTCAGATGTATTACTGCAGGACCACCTATTACTTATGCGGTTTTAAAACCTATACAAAAGTGGTTATGGAGAAATTTAAAAGACTTAGATGTCTTCACATTAATCGGAAGACCAGTTACTCCTGAGATTGTTAAAGAACAATTAGGAAGGCTGGGTCTAGACGAAGAATTTATCTCCGGGGATTATAAAGCAAGTACAGATAATTTGCACAGCTGGGTTTCTGAAACTCTACTTGATGAGCTTCGCCTCATTTGGGAGGAGGAAAGATCTAAGAATTCTAAAGACAATGAATTCCTGCAAGGTAAGAACCTTGAGGATTTTGTTACTCTTATGAAGAGAGCCCTAACGGGTCATAAAATTCTTGATGCCTCTCTTAATGAAACCTATCAAGAAGGGAAGTACGAACTTCGAGAAGAGGATTTCCATGAACAGAAAGAAGGACAATTAATGGGGAGTATAATATCTTTCCCCTTTCTCTGCCTTGCCAACGCTGCTATGTGCCGTTGGGCGATGGAAATTACTGATGTAGAAAATTACCAATTAATAAACAAACCTATTAAAGGTTATAGGAAGTGTCGTCTCCTTATTAACGGAGATGACTGTGTTTTCCCAGGGAAAACCTCCTGTATGTTTGACAATTGGAAGAAAGTCACTGCTTTCGGTGGACTTGAATCATCAGTTGGAAAAACCTTCAGATCTAGAAGGTTCTTAACTATAAACTCCGTTCAATATAAATATATTGGAGATGGTTGGGAAGACGATTTAGATTACATTGATATAAAATATGTTAATCTAGGTTTAGTCTATGCGCAGAAGAAAGACGGAATACGAGGCAAACCCTTTTATAGGTTAGGATCGATTCATCAGGATCTCCATAAGACCTGTCCACCTGAATATTTTGCAACTGCTTCTAAACTTTTTATGAAAGAAGCAAGGAAAAGAAGGTTCCGAAAGGAATGGAATAAGAAGGATAAAAAATTCGAAGAATTTGAAATTCCTTTTAGTTCTATCTTAGATGCTCAAGTTCCTTATTATATGCCGCAATGGCTTGGAGGCTTAGGGCTCGTTAAGACCGAAGATACCCAAATTAATGAATGGGATCTAAAAGTTGCAAGTTTTATTCGAAGTAATTACATCGAATCAAAAATCCAATCAATTTCAGAAACTCCTAAATGGAATTTTCATAAATTGGCTCAGGAAAAGATTGAGGATTATTTGTTTTTAGATAATCAAAACTTTTCAAGAGTAGAATTTGATGGAACTGAAAGGGACCTAGAATCAGAATATGATAAGCTATACGGCCTTTTAGTTGTCGATGTTCTGTTATCACATAAAATTGATGACTTAACAACCACTGTGCAAGACGAACATGAAGAAAAGATGTTACGTCGGAAGCATCTCCAAAATCAACATATTTGGAGGAAATTAAGAACTGATCAAAAGTTCGGTGGTTTAGTGGCAAAGCAAGCTGTCCCGGATTACCAGGACCTCTTACCTGAGAGGAAAGCTTATGTTTTGTCCTGCTTCGATATCAGGAAATAAACTTTCAAAGGTGTCCCTAACCTTAAATAGGGGGCCAATAGGACCTGCCATAAAGTCAAAGCAAACTAGGTTGAATTCAACTGAACGACTCGTCATCTGTTTGTTTTAAGGTACAATCCGATATGAATTAACTCGAATTTATTTGTACCTCCTATTCCAAATCCGGTAATGAGATTGAAATTTCACAGTCTTTATCATAGCATCTTGTCGTGGAATCCCACTAATTGTGTTCTGAAAGAACAGACAAGCCGACCGTACGGAGGATGGTTCCGTAGTGCTAGGTTTCATGGGTAAGTAATTTTAAAGTAACTTTTCTTACTCATAGGACCATATGATCAAAGGCCCTGAAAGGTCAACACCGGGAGATGGTAATAGGTTTGGGATCCGGTAAGTCCCTAGAAAATGATAATACTGCTTGACCGGCA